AATTTCTTTTTTAATATCATTACTATTTAACATTGTCATGGTGTTTAAACATGGCGGGGGTTTGCCCCGCCAGCCTTTCTTAAATGGTTGGTTTACCTAGCATGAGTGCTAGATCGTTATAAACAGATTCCCTTGAGCCTTTCAGACCTAGCTCTTTTTTAACTAAGGAATACATACTCATACCCCTTGACATTTTTAGACCCTTGATCTCCAAGCCTAGACCCCTAAGCATGGTGCAATATCTAAAATGGGCAATCTGTGTTGGATTGGTTAGCATTGTCATGGTGTGTTGCCTTTCGTTTAGTTTAAACATGGCGGGGTTGCCCCCGCCTATTGGTTAGTCAATAAATGATTCTGTATATTGGGTGATCTTGCGGATTCTAATTCTGTGTTTAGCGGGTGTGCTAGACACTAAACCCCCATAAGTTTTATCGCCCTCTAATTCCTCGCTTAACCTTTTCTTTGCATATTTTTGGGCTTCAGAATCGGTCAAAAGTTTGCTACCTGAAAACATACCCCGCCATTCGTTATTGGTATGTTTAGATTTGAATTGATGGGTGAACATAAATAAATGCTTTTCCATAATGTGCCTTTCGTTTAGTTTAAACAGGGGGCGGGATTGCCCCCTGATTGATTTAGCCCTCGAATCCCTCGCCATCTTCGGGCTCATATTCCGACCACATTTTGCCATGACCTAGCGGGCATTTTGGCATGGCTATTTTTATCCACTTGCTAGTGGTGCGGATAGCGTAGCCACACTTCAAACACTTACAGGCTAGGTTGCGGGTAGTTTGCCTTTTGTAGCTTGCGGTGAGTTTAGAGTGTGGATATTCGCCCTCATTTTTAACCCACTCTTGAATCAAGGCACTAAGCCATTCGCCAGCCTTAGTGCTGGTGAGTTTGCCCTCTAATCCAACTGATCTAGCACACAAGCCAAACACCTTGTTATGCCCCTCTTTATTGCCGACAGTAGCGTGACAGAGTTCATGGATAAGAACATCAACTACACGAACAGAATCGGCTAGGCTTGGCACAATCATGATTTGAATGGTGTCATCAGATGACATGGAAGCGGGATAGCACTCGCCAAGTGCAAATCTTTTTTGGTGTTTCTTAGTGTGAATCCCGCCACTAGCTAGTGAACAGGATAGGCGAACATTGGCGGGGATTGCGTAGCCCTTTGAAGCAAACAGGGGGCGAATGTATTTATCAGTTATAAGTGTTAGCCATGCTTCACGATTGGCATTGGTGCTGGTTGGTGCTGGTTGGTAGGTGAGTAATAACATGGTGTTCTAATCCTTTCAAGGTTAGGAATCAAATAAAAGTGAATAAACAATTCACACCATAATTAGATCATAGTATTGGCTTGTTATGCAAAATATATTAGATAGAAAAGTAATAAAGAATGGCTATCTTATAATTAGGGTTTACCCTAAAAAATCGAGATCGTCATGCGGTTGGGGCTAGGGTATCAACTCATCACTAAATGGCTCTATGACCCGATTAAGTGGCTTAGCGGGCATTTTCACAATATGGAATGAACAGGCTTCACTTCACCTCATCACCGCCTACCCTCGCACCCGCATAGCCATATTGCACCGCAACACAATGCACCACATTGGTGCATTGTTTAAACTGCCTGTGTGCTATGTTGCACCGCAACACCAATGCACCGATATGGTGCGTGATGTTGCAACGCAACATATTGCCCGCATTGTTTAAACTATGTTGCACCGCAACACCAATGCACCAATGTGGTGCTTCCGCATTGTGGGATAGCATCTCATAATGTGAAACTGATCACCCTCTTTATGTAAGTGGGGGCTTACTAACTTAGTGATCACCCTTTTTAAGGTTCCATGGTGGACCGTTGCCCTGGGGCCCCATAGACCGCAAGTTTTTATACCCCACCCCCCTTTTTGTGGTAAAAACGCAACATTCTAAAATTTTTTTTTTCAAATTTGTAGGGTTTGTTTTTAAATTTGTAGGGAACAAATAAGAATCATTCTCATTCGCTTTATATACATCAATGACTTACAAGGCGATTTGTAGGGTCTGTTGGGTCTGTTGGGTCTAAACCTATTATTTTTTAAAATTTTTTAAAATAAAAAACGTAAGTGTCGGGTAAAGTGGGTTTAGACCCAACAGACCCTACAAACCCTACAAATGGAAAACAAAAATCAATGGCTTAGGGCAGCAATCTGACATTGTTTGCATTAGTTGATATATGACTAAGTATGTATATCAAATCAAAGGCGCATTGGAAAATGTGGCAGGCCAGCTCAAAGGGCTGCAAATTTTGGTATGCGACCTCTATAACTTTGAGATTGTGGATGTGCCAATCGAAATATTGGACCATGAAACAACCAAATATTTGGAGTTCAGACTTAAAGTCACAACCGAGCCATTAGACATACAACGATTACCAAATGGCATTCAAAATCAAATACGCACGCCGTTAGGGCGATGGCTGGACCATTGGGTCCTTGAAAACTTTCATGGCAATATTAGCAAACCAAAAAGTACTAACCCTTGATTACTGGAAACGCGCCGAGCATCTTAAAAAAGGCGACGTGGTTTTTGACAAAGACGGCAACCCGGCCCAGGTAACCCTGGTGCAACCGTACACCCCCAAAGAGTGCTATGAGGTTTTATTCAACGACTATTTGACGTTGGCTGGCGACGAGAAGATGGGGTTCATAGCCGAAAACCGCAACGACCGCATCAAAGAATCCAAGTACAAACAAAAGCTAAAGACCAACCGGCCGCTTCGTAACAAGAAGATTAAAGATCTATTGGAAGAGCCGCTGCACAATACCGAACACCATTACTTTGAGTATTCGGTCAGAACTACCCCGCCAATCAGCTTACCCACCCAACTGCTTCCTGTGCCACCATTTGTGTTTGGCTTTTGGTTTATCAACCGAAAACGTGGCGGGTATATGGTTGCGCCTCTTGGAACAGCGGACATGATCTACGAACAGTTTAGGGACGCAGGGTACGCCATCAAAGAAACCAACGGAACATCATCCAAACGCCGCAGGTTTATAACCACCCCCAGCATTCGTAATCAGCTAGCACCGTTTGTGCCGTACAAGATTCCTGGCAACTACATGATGGCTGCGCCTGACCAACGGATAGAATTGCTGCGTGGCATACTGCACGCCAAGAAATCGTGTTATAATAAAGCTACAGATAACTTTAGATTTACTGTAAAAGACGCCACGATTGCTAAACAGATCCAGTGGCTTGTAGAATCTTTAGGGCACAAAACTGCGTTGACTTATAACCCGATAATTAAAAGCTACATTGTTACGTTTAAGAGCAAACTTAAGCTAATGACAGACCAAGACTCCAAGCCATTGAAGTGGGCATACGGTCGGCGCTATATTAGGAAAATTACAAAGATTGATCCTGCCCCGTGCGTGCACATTGAGACAAACGGAGCCAATGGAACCATGTTGGTCGGTGAAGGATTTATAGCATGCCACTAACAGCAACCCAAGAAGCCAACATTAAAAAGTTTGTAGAGGCCCGTAAGCACTGGCCTAAGCCACAGATTGAGGCTGCGGTGTGGCAGATCAAATGGGCGCTACAAGCATTACCACATCAAAAGGAACCAGAAGATGGTGAATACGACACGTTTCTCATGCTTGCCGGACGGGGATCTGGCAAGACGCACACTGCTAGCCATTGGATTGGCATTCGGGCTTGGGTATATGACGGAACCCGCTGGCTCGTCACTGCCCCAACCTCCAATGATATACGTGCAACTTGTTTTGAGGGAGACAGCGGATTACTCAATATCATCCCCTCGAGCCTTATCAGAGATTACAACAAGTCCCTCTTCGAAATTACTCTCACAAACGGATCAATCATTCAAGGGATTCCAGCATCAGAACCTGAGCGATATCGTGGTAAACAATACCACGGAGCCTGGTTTGACGAATTGTGTGCCTTCGAGTATCTTGACGAGGCCTATGACGGCGTCCAATTTACGTTGCGACTTAAGGACCCCAGGATCAAACGGGTCCAGCAAATCATTACCACAACCCCCAAACCAAAAGAACTCATCGTTGACCTCAACGAAGGAAAAGTAGGCGGGGATGTTTATGTAGTAAATGCCAGTTCGTATGACAACAAAGAAAACCTATCTGAAACATTTTTCAAACAGTTAGAAACATACGATGGCACAGACATTGGTAGGCAAGAAATTTATGGTGAGATTCTCGACCCAGAATCCGCTGGTATTATCAAACGTAAAATGTTTCGTATGTGGCCAGCTGACAAACCAACACCTGTCCTTGAGTATGTGATTGCCAGCTACGATCCTGCAACTTCAGAAAAAACTATGAACGACCCAACGGCTTGCACGGTATGGGGAGTATTTGAACAACAAGACGCCGGCACTGCAGTAATTTTGCTTGACGCATGGGACGAGCACCTGTCATACCCAGAGCTGCGCCGTAAAGTCATCGACGACTTTAAGGAAGTGGTCTACGGCGCAGACAACGACTTTGGTAAAGGCAAGAAGGCTGACCTTATCCTAATGGAAGACAAGTCTGCTGGTATCTCCCTAATCCAAGAGCTGCAGGGCGCTGGTGTACCAGTGCGTGGATATAACCCTGGTCGTGCCGATAAGGTACAACGTTTAAACATTGTGGCACCGCTAGTGGCTAAAGGCAAAGTGTTTATTCCCGAGGAACCAACCCAACGTGGCGACTTTGCTCAGTGGGCTAAACGATTCCTGCGCCAAGTTTGTTCGTTTCCTGAAGCAGGCGGCCATGATGACTACGTGGACTCACTATCCCAAGCCCTGCGTGTTTTACGTGATTCTGGATGGATTCAGCTTGATTATTTGCCAGCCAGGGACTACAGCTACGCAGATGATAATCGTAAGCGGTTTGAGAACCCCTATACGTTATAGGGCGCTTTTACCCCTAATTGTGCATTAGTGTAATTAGGAACATAAATCCAAAACAAAGACAATGGCACAACAACCCCAAATCCCAATCCAATCCGGCGGAAACCTTCCGGCCCTAGATGATCGCCAAGACGATCTAGGTTTGGCAGAAGACCAAGATGCCGAGATGGAGCATTATGAAGACGTGCTTGGCTTGGATCCTGATGAGGTAGAAGAAGAAGTAATTGAGCTAGATGACGGCTCAGTTGTTGTTAACTACCATGAGAAATCTAGCCCTCTCAAAAACCCAGAGTTCTATGAGAACTTGGCTGAAGTATTTGATGAAGGCACACTACAGCATTTAGCGATTGAGTATCTTGATTATATCGATATCGATAAAGAGTCACGTAAACAGCGCGATAAACAATACGAAGACGGCCTACGCCGTACCGGTTTAGGTAAGGACGCACCTGGAGGAGCCACGTTCGACGGAGCTTCCAAAGTCGTCCACCCAGTTATGGCAGAGTCATGCGTTGACTTTGCTGCTGCGTCTGCACGCGAGTTGTTACCACCTGAAGGAATTGTTAAATCTAACATTAAAGGTGAAGCAGACAAATACAAAGAAGAAACAGCTGATAGAAAGACCAACTTCCTTAACTGGCAGCTTACAGAGCAGATTCCAGAATACCGCGACGAGATGGAGCAGTTGCTCACTCAGTTGCCATTAGGCGGATCACAATTTCTTAAGTGGCGTTTTGATGTAGAACAAAAACGACCAATGTGCGAATGGGTGCCGATTGATAACATCTTCCTACCATTCTCATCTACTAACTTTTACACCGCTCAGCGTGTAACAGAACAACAAGACATTACTGAAGATATTTTCCTCAAACGTATTGAGGATGGATTATACCGCGACATTGATAATATTTATCAATCTACTTCAGATGCTCCGTTAAACGATCAGACCCAGTCTGAAAAAGCAAATAACAAGATTGAAGGCAAAGACATTCCTTCAGTCAATATTGATGGCCTACGCCGCGTATATGAAATTACTTGTTTCATTCGTTTAGATGAAGACCCGCTAACTGATGGACGCCGCGCCCCATACATTTTAACAATTGATGAGACAAGCGGTAAAGTGTTGTCTCTGTATCGTAACTGGGATGCTAACGATGAGAAACTCGAAAAGCTGGATTGGTATGTTGAGTTCAAATTCATTCCTTGGCGCGGTGCTTATGCTATTGGTCTCCCCCATCTTATTGGTGGTTTGTCTGCTGCCCTTACTGGCACTTTACGTGCTCTTATGGACGCTGCACATATTAACAACAGTCAAACAATGCTTAAGCTCAAAGGTGGACGCATTGGTGGACAGTCTGACAGAATTGAACCCACTCAAGTAATTGAAATTGAAGGTGCGCCCGGCGTTGATGACGTTCGCAAGATTGCGATGCCAATGCCATTTAACCCACCATCATCTACATTGTTTAACATGTTGGGTTGGCTTACACAAGCCGCTAAAGGTGTAGTAACAACCGCAGAAGAAAAGATTGCTGACGTTAACGCCAACACACCAGTTGGAACAACGCAAGCCTTAATTGAGCAAGGTGCTAAAGTATTCTCCAGCATCCACGCTCGTTTGCATCGTAGCCAAGCTAAATCTCTTAAAATTATTTCTCGTATCAATCACTGGTACTTGGAAGAAATGGACAATCAGTCCGGCGAAGAGATTAAAGTTCGTGACTTTGCGTACAACAATGACGTACGCCCAGTATCTGATCCAAACATTTTTTCTGAAACCCAGCGTTTAGCACAGACACAAGCGCTGTTGCAAATGGGCACATCGGCACCCCCTGGAATGTTTGACATGCGTGCTATTTACCGACGTATGTTAGAACAACTTAAAGTTCCAATGATTGAAGAAATTCTGCCAAACCCACAGGGCGCGAACGAATCTAACCCAGCGCTTGAAAACGTATCCATGACTATGGGCCGTCCAGCTGCTGCGTACCCCGACCAAGATCACATTGCACACATTAAAATACATTTAGAATATGCGAATAATCCTGCTTATGGTGGCAATCCCGTTATTGGGCCTGTTTTTGCTCCTCATGCTCTTGAGCATATCAAACAACATTTAACATTGCACTACTTGCAATCGATGCGCGCTTACGTGGCACAAGCCGCTGGCGGCAAAGACATGCTTGATTTACATCAAGAAAAACCATTAGATCTTGAAGCACAGCAAGCGCTTGCTTTAGCATCTAACATGGTAGACCAAGATGCAAAAATGAATCTGCAACAATATGTACAACAGATAAGTATGTTGGCACAAAAAGTTGCCCAAGCTCAACAAGCTCAACAAGAAAACGCAGCTATTGCTGATCCAACTGCACAAGTATTGCTCAAGACACAAATGGCTGAGACTCAGCGCAAAATGCAAGAAGCTCAAATGCAGTTGCAGTTTGATAACCAGAAACAAGCGCAAGAATACCAGCTTAAGATTGCTCAGTTGCAACAAAAAGTCCAAGAGTTACAAGCTAAATACCAGACGCAAACCAATATCGATAATCAACGTAATGCCACCGATATTGCTATGGCAAATATTAACAACGCAGCAAGAGAACGTGTTGCAATGATTTCTGCAAAAGCTGGTATGGATCAAACTCAAAAACAACTTGAAGCTGATCAAAACATGTCGGCGATTGAGGCAATTAACGCTTCTAATCAAGACATCCGCCAACATGGTTTAGCTATTCAGCAACAAGCGTTTGAGCAACAAGCCCAGCAAGTACAAAATCAAATTGAATTGCAACAGGCTCAACAACAGCATGCGCAGGAAATGGCACAATCTGCGCAACAGCATCAGCAGGGTTTACAACAAGCCCAGCAGCAACATGAGCAGCAACTAGCTCAGCAACAACAAGCAGCAGCAGCACAACAACCACCTACTGAGGAACAATAATGGCAAAAGATGAATTAGGTTTTCGTCAAACCTACAAGCAAATGGGCGTACAAAGCTCTGGCGGCGGCCCCGGCGAAAAAACCATCGATAAAGGTGCTTCTGGCTCCCATCGTGACAACAACTGGAAGATTGGCGCTAGCCAAGCTAAGTTGACCAAGTCACAAAAAGTTGGACCAGATAAGAACCTGAATGAAATCGGTGGCGGTAATTTCTATTAATTTAGGGCGGATTCCTTTATAGCCTTGCATTAGTAAGATTATGAAGGACATTTTATCTGAAATCATACAGCGCGTACGCGCTGAGCAAACAAAATTAGCGGACACCCTCACCGCTGGTGTGAATGTCAACACATTTGACGACTATCAACGATTAGTCGGCCGATATGATGGGTTCAAAGACACACTAGACATCATCAATGAAATTTTGAGGGAAGACGACGAAGAAGATCTGTAGAGATCGCAGGAGGCAGCCGAATGGCAGCATTTGATGTTAACCAACAAGACGAACCAGATACACGGTCGGAAATAGAATGTTTCCCGATTATTGATCCGGGCGTCGAAGTAGCAGGTGATCGAGTACTTGTGCAGTTGCGCAGGGAAAAGACCACAAGTAAAGGCGGAATCATCCTTGTGGATGAAACCAAACAAACGTTACGTTTTAACGAAACAGTAGCTAAAGTGGTGCAGGTTGGACCACTAGCATATCGTAATTTAGACGAAAACTTGACTTATTGGGTCGAAGGCCCGTGGTGCAAAGAAGGCGATCTAGTACGTACCATCAAATATGGTGGTGACCGTTTTGTTATTAACCCAGATGATGGTGGGGCCCCAGTGGTTTTCATCACATTACAGGCACGTGAAATCATTTCTCGCATTAAGAATTTTGAATATGCGCAGAAAATGAAGGCGTTTGTAGACTAATTTTGAAAGAAAATTATGGCAGAAAATGAAAAAGATGTTCCTGTGAAGGAACTTGAAGACGGTTCAGCCGTTGCAAAGGTCAAATTACCAAAAGAATTTGAACCTGAGGTAGAAGAAAAGGTCGAAACAGCGGCTCAATCGGAAGATGAGCACGACGAAGACCATGAAGACGACCACGAAGAAGAAAATAGTGGTGAATCTGATGAAGAACGTGAAAAAATCCGTGAAGCTCGCCGCGAAGAGCGCAGATTAAAGAAAGATCTGAAGAGACAACGTGAAATTTCCGCTAAAAACAAGATTAATTCACTTGAAAAGCGTAACGAAGAGTTAGCAAGGCGCTTAGCATCACTGGAAAATGGCGCACAATCACTGCGTATTGCCCAGATTGACAAGACTTTGGAAGATGAAGCAACAAAAGTCGAGTACGCTAAGATGAAAATGCTACAAGCAGCCCAACAAGGCGATGCTGCAGCTCAAGTGGAGTACTTAGAACAGTTAACAGACGCTAAACAACGTTTGCAACAGATTCAGCATTACAAAAAACAACAAATCGAGGCTGCTAAGGCGCCAAAACAAAACGTTCCTAACCCAGTTAGCACTGAAGTACAAGAAAATGCTACTCGTTGGTTAAAAAAGAACGATTGGTTTGACCCACAGGCTCGAGATACAGATAGTAGAATTGCCAAAGTAATAGATCAGGAGCTCGCAGCCGATGGATGGGATCCAGCGGACCCAGAATATTGGGATGAGCTTGATAATCGTTTACAAAGCCGACTCCCACATCGTTATCAAACGACAAAGAGCGAAAAACCCAGCAAACGCTCAGCTGGCCCTACTGCTTCTAGCAGATCAGAGTCACCAGCAGCAAGCAAAAACACAATTACGTTGAGTCGTGAGCGTGTTCAAGCAATTAAAGACGCTGGCGCGTGGGATGATGTAAATAGACGAAACAAAATGATCCGGGCATACGCAGCGTATGACCGCCAAAATAGAGGATAATCAAAATGGCAAACACAAGAATTAAACGGGACTTAGAAGATCGCATGGCCGATCGAGTTCAAGAAGTATTAGAGCGCTCTACAACAGCGTCTCCTGATGATATCGCACGTCGCGAACGCCTTGATGCGTTCAGAGACAAGTGGGCAAATAGTGCACTGCCCGACATTCCCGCGGGAACAATCCCCGGGTTCCACTTGTGCTGGTTGTCAACAACTAACACATACGACAGTATCGACAAACGTATCGCATTGGGCTATGAGCCAGTGAAAGCCGAGGAATTAGGAAATGGCTTTGGAACGCTGGGCAAGATGAGTTCGGGCAAGTTTGAAGGCTGTGTAAGTTGCAATGAGATGATTCTCTTCAAGTTACCAGAAGACATCTACCAAGAAGTAATGAAGCTATTGCACCTCGAGGATCCCCTCGAGCACCAACGCAACATCACCGCACAAGTGCGTGGTAATGCAGGTGAAGGCAAGGGCGGACGTTCACTCTTGGAAGGTGGTTTATTGGAAATGGAAAAGGAAGCATCGAAGGCAAACAAAAACATTCGTTTTCAATAACTTCAATAACAAAGGAAAAGTGACAATATGTCAGCAACATTTCAACCCTTTGGTCTGAAGCCTGCATACCACCCAAGCGGTTTAGATCGTTCGGTACCATTCGTTGGCACCAACAACTATAACCTCACAAGTACCACTGCAGGTGCTTATAGTGCTCCCTACTCTTTATCTGGCGCGCAAGTTGCGTTCTACCAGTACACTCCAGTAGCGATCACTTCAACAGGCCAGTTAACAATCGCTAACCAAACCGCTGCAAGCGGTAAGGTATATGGCTCATTTGATGGTGTAGAGTACACCACCGCTGAAGGCCGCCGTACCGTTGGTAAATCTATTACTGCAACTTCCCTAGCAGCTGCTACCCAGATCGTTTTCTGGATTTTCCAAGACCCAGCTTTGGTCTATGAAATCCAAGTTAACGGTTCTGCTAACGTAAACGCTATCGGAACTGAGTACAACTTTGACACAACCGCTAACTCCCTCGTAACTGATGGTTATACCATTGGTACAGGTGGCGCTGGTTTCTCTACCACAGCGTTGCTCGCAACTTCTGTTGGTACAGGTAACCAAGGCCAAGTTCGTGTAGTTGGTCTCGGACGTGAAGTAGCATACCCAGCTGGAAATACAAACCAGTGGGGCGATGCTTACACAATCGTTCAAGTTGTTATCGCTAACAATACATTCGCTGCCAATTCGGTATCGGTCTAATTTAATACGAAAGGAATAAGCAATGGCAACCCCAATGCGTAGTACAGACTTTCGTGCGGTAGTCGAGCCGATTATCAACGAAGTCTTTGATGGCGTTTATGAACAACGCGACGATGAGTGGAAGGGTTTTGTAGAAGAAATCCAAGGTATTCCACGTAACTACCATGAAGAAGTAATGCTTTATGGTATGAACGCAGCTCCTGCAATGCCTGA